CGCCATCCATGTTGTCGATGATACCGAGGCTTTCCTTTAAGAGATCGCTGACTTTCATTTCTTTCTCCTGATGGATACCGCACTAAAGGCAAGAACCATCTCGTTTAATTCATTGGATGCAGTTTCATAAAATCTTCGCAAAGAAGCCTCTTGCGTGTACCTGACACAAACCAAGGCTTCCTCTAGGGATTCGCCAAGGAAAGCCGCATCTTGAGCTAGAGTCTGAAGAACTTTTACCATTTCCGGACTAACACCACTTCCAGCCTGAACCAAGCGCTCACCCGATGCCTCAATAAGCCGCTCTATCTTGGCGATCATCAGCGCGAAAGACTCCTGAATCAACTCTTTTCTTGGGGATGAAGGCGGCATACTGAATTCCGAAAGACTATCACCTAACCGAATGGCCTCACTAATGACACTATCCCGACCCTTACTTTCAACAAAGGTTTTCCACGGGCGACTAGACCAATCACCAAGCTCTCGCTCAATATCTTCAATCAGCCAACTGCCAGCCCCTTGCTCCAGAAACTCAGAACAATCCCGCAACACCTGACCTGCATCATCAGCATGACCCTCAATCAAAAGCCGAGAAGCAGTATTCATCTGCTGAGCAATGAACAGACTAACCTCTCTCCGATTCGCAAATATGGTTCCAGCCTCTGAAATCTCGCCCAATTGAACATCATTACCATTCCAAACGCACTCGACCTGAAAAACCTTTCCGTCGGCGTCTATGACATGGATGCAGTCATCATGAGTAGCGACAAGACTAGAACCCTCACCAAAAAGATTCGAGGAGCCAATCTCCCTCTTCGCAATTTCAGACCGGTGCTCCAGACTTCCATCACGATAAACATCAAGCTTACTAGGCAAGACAAATCTCTCATCGGTAATAGGATCGGGCATTACTGACATCCATTTTCTTGTTCAAGACATGAAGCTTCTCATTCAAGTCACTGAGCCTGTTGAAAAGATTCTTATCCCGACTCTTCAACTCCAGCAAGAACTTTTCAGGAGAGAGGTCAGACCTACCTTTATCATACTCCTGAAGAGAAACACCAAGACCGCCGCGTTTTGCTTTAGACAAAAGCTTCGCCTCTGCACGGCCTTTGACTCCCAAGGAAGCAGCCCTTGATTGCGAAGCCATTCCATCACTCTCGGCAAACGTCTTCTCGCGCTGCTTCTCGCGCTCAATCTCAGCCACGGCAACCATGTCAATTTCTTCCTGCCTGAGAACCATCAGATTCACCGCCTCATCCTCGGAGAAGCCAAACAGCTTAGTCAGGAGCCACCTGACAGAAACATGCTCTTGGAGTCGTGACATAACATCAGCCTTGGACGAAAGAACTTCCATCCTAGCAAGCTCAAGGATTGCCGATGGTGGCGACATATGGAGACTCCACTCCGAATCAAAAGGACTTCGACCAGTGGCAACCAAATGAACAAAACAAACCTTCTTCCAGCCCTCTATGTTTGCCTGTTGAACCCTCATTACCGCCGCAGCCAAGCGAATGTCTTCCTGCGTGAGCGGGCGAGCCTGAGCATCATTATCCAGACCAAAATTGGGGATCTTGATCGCTCGACCAAGTTTCTTGCGAAAGTAGTCAACATCATCAACTGAGTTGTGAACTATGACACCCTGACCAATGGCAAAGTTGTGTGTCTCATCCACCGTGATATCGTAGAGCCATTCCTGTTCGCCTGTTCGCCGTACTGCCACAACCTTGTGGTTGTTCTTCCATCCCGGAATGTGCTCCTTCGCGAAGTCAGACCAGCGGTCGTGCCCTTCATCGGCCAGAATCAACGCCAGTAGAGAATCGTCAGGCTCCAGCTCATCCGCACGCTTCCATGAGCCGTCACGGAGCATGAAGGGATGGTTATCGCTACACCGAACGATCTCACCCGAATCCAGCTCGATCTCCCAGACCTCAGCCTTCTTGGTCCGGCGAGCTGAGTGACCCAGACCGGGCACAACTTCACCATCATCGTTAATGGAGTAGACCCAGAACTTATCACGATCCACTAGATCCCGAATCGGAACATCGGTGCCGTCAAGAAGAGGAACTACGGTGTCGCCGGTGACGCACTGATAGTCGGGGCCCTGTAGCGAATCAACACGCACTGACTCACCGCGCTCGCGGTGAACAGGTATGAAGAAATCCTCATCCACTGCCAGTGGATTGTAACTCATGTCGAGCTTCCCAGTGCTCGGGCTCACAAATCTCTGGCGCGCATACCAGTCCTTGATGCGCTGGACATGATGAATAGCCTGCTCTGGCGGAAGATTGCCGGTGTCAACATAGAACACATAGCGCGAGGGCGCGCGCGTAAGGCGATGGACCAGTGCTGAGTCCTCCATCATCACCAGACGACGAAATACCCAACGAGCAGGATCAGTCACGCTAAACCCGTACTCATCCAACCGATCCTTTCCAACCAGTCTAAAGTGAGCAACCTCCCAGTCCTCAAAAGCGAACGTCTGAACACTATTCACATGGCTATAGAAGGTCTGCCACCGATTCGTGCTCTGCTTATGCTTCAGCAACTCCTGAAACTGCCTTGGAGCTAGATTGAAATCGCCGCCTCGCGAAACGATGAAGCCGGCCAAAGACCCATACGAATCATGAACCCGACGAGTCAGTGCAACAGGCAATGGCTCCGTAGCAACGACGCCATTACCATTGACGAACATACGCTCATAATTCGAGCCGTACTTGCAAAGATATCGAACCAGTTCCCATTGAAATCCGTCGACCTCAAGCTGCTTATGGAGCATGAAGCTCAGGTCATTAACAATTTGGTCATTATCCCCTTCGACCCAAAGCCGGTGATTCTTCCAGATGTCTCGCGTCGTCGCCTCATCAGCGTATGTATCCAGAGCACTGGCGACCTCAGGATAATCATCCATGTTCTCATAGTCTATGTATCGACTCTGGAGGTCATGAGTGATCTGAGTGTACTGACTGTACTGATCGAAATACTTGCCACGATTTGCGTAGACATAGTTCTGCGGATAGGCACCCGGAAACCTTTCTTTCTCGATCTCCCTAACTTGATCCCGAGTTGGCGCAAAAAACCCCCGAACCTTCGACCACACATCGCTTAATGATTGATTATCAGACATCTACTCATCACCAAACAGGAAGGGAATATCAAACAGGGGATTTCCATCTACCGAAGGCCCATCACTAGATGGACGGCCGCCAATATCTACCCATTGCTCCAATGGGTGCTGAGAGTCAACCAAACTCCGATCTAAAGGCATCACAGGAGGGGCTCCAGTCTGCAAGTCTGTCAACGACCAGATTACTCCAGCAAGTGCATCCGAAACATCCTTTGATCCCGGTCGCCCATTGGCTAATTGAATAGGATGATCCACGCGGTCCTTATTCGAGTCGTACTGAAGATTCTCAAGCTCAGTAATCAAAGCATCATACTTGTAACAGCGAAGTCGCTGTTGATACAACGCATTCTTCAGAGCCTCATACCCGACATTAGTCTTATCGAGCGATCTAAGCTCAGCACTGTAACCCTGTTTCTTGAGCTGCTGGATCATGTCAGCTGACTGGTGAACATCCATTGAGATGTAAGTGATCGAGAACCCGTGATTAGTTAACTCATAGATAAGCCTCCGAATTTGAGAGAGATCAATTTCACCACCCTCTGGAGCTTTAATCTGAAACGCAAGATCGATGTATATGAGAGGCACCAGCTCCTTGTAATACTCTTGAGTGTGGGGATCTCTGAGGACAACCTCAACCGCCTTTTCAACGTGCCCCATCACAAACCCTGTAGCATCGTGATACAAAGAGGGGTCAATGTGGATATGTCGAGCCGCATTAGGGTTGATTCGAGGAATGAACACTTCTTCCTCTACTCCGGCGAGCAATCTAGTTAGCCTGCTTGAGCACAAAACATCCCAACGAAATGGCGACGAATCTTTGCCACAAACCCAGTAGTCACTTTTCAATGGATAGTCCCGACGATCGCGATACATGTCGTGGATACGATGATTCTGACTAATGAATGGCATGACACGCGGAACAGCAATACCGCCTATGTCACGCAAAGCCACTTCAATATCCTTGTCAAACTGATCTTGGAACTCGATCGGCACATCAATCACACGCTGAAGCTCATCGTCGAAACTACTCTTGAGCACCTCCTCATCTTCTTTAAGTATCCGAGAGGGCTGAGTCCTACCTCCAAAGAAAACCCTAAACTTCCTGCCACTGTATTTCGACGAAGGCTTGGTTTCCCATTCAGCATAATCAACAACATAGACGCGCGGATCATTCGTAGACTCAACAATGCGCTTTGCGGTGAAGTCACTCTCGTTATTCTTCGAAGAGATAACAAAAACAAGACCGGGAGTCGTGCCCATCTTCATGAAACGAGAATTTATGCGAGCAATCAGACCTCGATACGTCTTCTCCGCTTTAGTCACCGGGATCTTGGCCGTGTTGATACTCGCACGCTGCTTATCATCAGCAACACGCGCCGCATCACCAAAGTTCACCTCATCCATTACAGCGCCAAAGACATTCTTACCAATGAGCTGGGGATTTGATGCTGAGTCAGCAATAAGCTGTATGTCCTTGGTGATGATAGCCTGATACTTCGCAAATCTAGGCGGCGTTCGAATTGAATCCTTCGCCACCTCATAAAAATATGGACTAGCTTCAATTTTTGATCGCATATCCTCGAAAATTGTCTCGCCAGCGTGCTTCTTATGGACAGATAGGAACGCAAACCAAATCTTAGAACCCGACGCCAAGCTGAAAGTAGTCTGAGGGTCCCGCAAGCAGGTCAGGCGATACATCGAATACATGGTCGCATAAGTCGCCACGAAACTTTTTCCGTACCCAATCGACCCCGTGAAAATCACTTCACTATACTTGCCACTGAAGATTTCCCGAAGGTCCTCTCTGAGCTTTGGGTAGACACTGACACCACCGGGACCACTGTAATATTCATCGTCCAAGAATGTGTCAATGTCGACCGGATTGCGAATGTAGTGCGAATTGTAAATCTGTTGCATAAGGGCATCAGACGCCTCCCCACCCTTTAGCATCTCCATGATCAACTCTTTCTGTTGCGGTGAAAATGCCTCCCATTTCGACTGAAGTAATCCGACCTCTTCCTCAATAGTTCGAACGCTGCGTGAACGACCGCCCTCGAACTTAATCACGTATCCTCCGAATCGTCGTCGATCTCGACATCAACAACATCCCCACCTGAGGCCAGTGTAGCCTGAACAACACGCGGATCTGTTGATGTTAAAACATCCAAGAACCCTATTACGGAATTGCGCGTAGATGGATCCATGAGAAACCGACCCGAAATGCCCGATATCCGCTGGACATTAAGCGCCATGCCCGCCTCTTGATGAAGAGCATCAATACTGCTTGGCGCGAGCCCCTTATCATCTTGAACCCTATTGATTTCCTTCAATATCTCAACCGCAATCTTAATCTCCCGGCCAGTATTCTTCAGCAGGGTATCGAGAGCCTGCTCCTTCTCCCAAGCCAGTTCGATACGCTGCTTCTGAATTGAGAAAAGATTACCCATCTCAATCAGAACATTCACATTCTCCTCAAAATCCCTAATCGTTTCATCAAATTTTGCAGGAAGCTGATTGGCTACCTTCTCCGAAGACGGAATAGCATCCTCATAGTAAGACCTTAGCAATTTTTCCAAGGATCGCTGATGAATCTCCTTGTACTCCCCGTACTGGTTCTGAATCATGGCCGCCACCTTGGACACATGATAACCGCTAGCAAGAAGACGGTGGATTTCCGGAAAACAGTCCAACCCCTTTAGTCTGTAAAATTTCTT